GGGAAGTAGAACGTGTTACCTTGGTCGATGACCATGATAGTACGTCCGTCCTCCATCAGTGTGTACGCACCTGGCTGTACGTCGCCTGCGTCAACATCAGGCTGAGCGTTGTACAATGGAGCACCGTATACCTTAACGATGCCTTCCAAAACTTGAAGATTTAATCCCATGGTTTCTTGGTATTAAAGAGTTAGAATTTGGGTCGGGGACTTTCCCCTCCCCAACTTTAGTAGGGGTCTGAGGTATTGGTGGTAACCACTACTGACGTATCTTAAAATATTTTCAGAATATAAAATTTACACACAGGGGGTAGTTTATAGGGGGGAACTTTTTCTAAACTTTATGCCCTACGGGGTAGGTATAAAAATTGATTCCAAATAATAAATAAGTATGAAAATGCAAAAAAGCTTCTATATCCCTTACTGCTCTAAGGCTACAGAAGATTTGTACTACTGTCATAAATAACAGTTATAGGGCCGTATAACTGTCATAAATGACAGTTTTAGCAATTTTATTATAATATTTTTATCATAACTAACAGAAAATATCTTATCTTTGATTAATTAAAACTAACACCTATGGGAAATATAATTTTAAAGCCTAAAGTAAATAAGAAGATCAGCATAGATTACACTAAATACGTAAACTCTGAAACAGGAGAGTTATTATCGTCTGAGCTAGAAGGAGGCAAAATGAAAATAACAATGACTGAAGAAGGTAAGATGATTATAATGTCTTCTGATAATTTTATTATTCTAGACGCTAACACTGTAAGATATCTAAATGATGTATTGTCTGCTAGCGAAATGGGTCATGTTGTTAAGATGACAGCAGATCTAAAAACTCCATTAAACTTAATCTATAACGGTCCTTATCCGCATTCTAATAAATCTCTTCAAGAACTACTGGGCTATACTTCAGAGTCTACGTTTTTAAAACTCATTAGAAAACTAATGAAGCTTGGTATAATATATCAGATTAAAGGCAATATATCAGGTAGTGTTAGAGTAGTTTATATGCTAAATCCTTTTTTAGCTAGAAAACGTAAATCTCTTGATAAAGAAGTATTTGAAGTATTTAAACCTTTTTTATAAATTTTTTATAAGATCATACTAGTTATTATATTTTTTATATATTTGCCTTATGATTGTAGTACACTTGGACACATACGACAGCATACTTTTAAAGTCTAATGACACAAGTTTCCATGCGTTGTATTATATCATCAAGCAGATGGACCTAGAGCTTAACACATGGTACGCGGATAAAACAAACAAGACAGCAGTTTGTGAGAAGCTCAGCGTATCATTGCCCGCTTTAGAGAAAATGCTTGCGAGTCTCAAAGACAGAGAGATAATAATTCCTAAACAGCGAGGAATATACAAACTCTGTCCTGAGTTAATAGAAGGCTACTGAGGTGATCGTTGGAGAGTTCATATCAGAAGAAATAGGAGAATTGTTTAACCGCGAACAAAGAATTGTAGACCAGTACAAAAAGTACTGTTGGGAACATGGTAAGGTTTTAAATAACCGTTACAGCTTAAGGCCCGATTCTTTGTTCGCACTTGAAATTATAATTAAAGATGACGACGACAGACAAATTGAAGATAGCAAAGGAGATTTTAGCTACTAGTTTTATTAACGCTACAGAAAAATCTATGGCATCAGGCTTACAGTATGCTTATAAATCTTATCCTGTAGAAGAAGAAGAGTTCAAAGGCTGGGTAATAGATATCTTAGTTAAAGAAGCTGGCTATGGCGAGCGTACTATTCAGCAGTTTAAGTATCAACGTCCTGCAAACATAGACGCTAAAAACATGGAGTATCATGTTATTGTAGACGTGATTGGCGCCTTGACACAAGGAGCACTTATATCTTGGTACGAGCTAGCTAAGTATCTAGCCACAGATGAGTCATTACAAAAAGCTATTATTGATGAAGCAAAAAAAGGTGATATCCCTTCCTACTAACGAAGGAAAGATATATAGACAGATCCTGGCCTTTATGAACTTCATGTTGAATCTTACTCCTCAAGAGCGAGATGTATTAGCAGAAGTTATAAAGCTAGATAATGAGTACGAAGCTCTGCCAGCTGAGAAACGCGGTAAGTTTATACTCTCTACTGATATGCGTAAAGAAATCAGAGAGAATTTAAATATAGAAGAGAAACAGTTTAATGTTATCTTATCTAGATTAAAGAGTCCTAAGAAATCTTTCATGGGCAAGACGCTTATAGACGATAATAATATTATTCATCCTGAGTTAAAGTTTAAGCCTGACAATGACGGCTTTAAGTTCGAGGTTAACTTCGTCATGACTGCTATAGCACCAAAGCCATTTACTCAGCAGTTAGATAAGCAAATCATGGAAAACCATGCTCAAGAACAAGAGTTTATTGAAGAACAGATATGGACAGCCCCAGTTGCTGAACCCATTACTACTCCTATAGAGTATAAGTACGATGCAGCAAAAGCACCTGTACTTGAGGAAGAAGATTTTGGTATTAGCATAGCTCCGCCTAATGAGTAAACAACGCGAAATATTAGAACAAACGGCAAGACGCCACGGTCTGACTCTGGCTCAGGCTGAAGAAATTTGGAATCTATTTGGCGCCAAAATAGCAGAAACTATTTCTAAACAAGATAAGCTTGTTAATAATCAATATATCTCAGAGAAGTTTCCTGTAATACATATAGATAACTTTGGAAAGTTTATTCCTAATCAGCGTAAACTACGACACGCAAACCATTGTCTCACATTAAAACAAAAACAAGATGAGCAAAACGCTTAATATTACATTTCAAATAACTGACGCAAAAGAAACTAAACCTGTGACTTTTTATCACATAGATGCAATTACTTCTAAAGGAGATGATAGAACTATAATTGTATCAGGAGGAAAAGAATGGGTAGCCGTAGCAAGTTATGGAGAAATATGGGAAAAAATTAAAAGACGTTTAGATGAAATCAACTCATGATAATAACTTTTGGGAGTTAAACTCTGATTTAATTATACTAGACGAGTTTAGTAAGTTATACTATAAAGACAAGTCTAAAGACAAACAAGATAGCTCTAAGATTCTTTGGGCTATCTTTTATGCTTATAATCCAGAATCTAAGTTTTTTAATTATCCTAACAAACAAGACGTAATCTCTCAAAGTTTTATTAAAGATCCTAAATTTAAATGGGAAGATTATAAAGATCTAATTGAAGCTTACAAGAACGTAGTTCTTACAGATGCAGAACGAGCCTTAATCAATTGGAACGAAATTATGACAATGAGGGACCAGTCTATTAAAGATCTTTACAAGAAAGCTATAGAAGAATCAGACACTGACGAGTTAGTTAAAATTGACAAAATGCTAGCTAATACTCCTAAGATGTTCGAAGACTACAAAAAAATTAAGAAAGATTACGAAGAAGAAAAGGTTACTAAAAAAGGCAAGACTATTGCTTCACTATCAGATTCAGGAGAACTATGAAAAAAATAAGTAATATATGGCAAAATAGAAAAGCTATTGCAGAAGGCATTAAAAATAGTATAGTCAAAGACGAAACTATAGAACTAATTGCAGAACAAAGAAGAGCTATATGTAATAGTTGTCCTGAGTTAAATAATCAGTGTAATAGTGCCATAAAAGATTGTTGTGGAGTATGTGGCTGTATGATAGAATTTAAAACAAGATCAATGCAGTCTTCTTGTCCTAATAATAAATGGTCAGCAGTTAAATCAACAGTATGATTGTTAACAACTCTAACTTTAGACTTAAGGATATTCCTAACTACCATCCAGAGTTAGAATACTATGAACGCGTTAGTTTTTGGAAAGATGAAAAGCGCAAATGCATAGAAGGTATGTGGTCATCTGGCAAATGGATGCCAGGTCCATTGTATTATTATGTCAACTTCCATAACATCCAGTTTGAAGATGATTCGTCAGTAGCACAAGCTTTTGGTTTGCCTTTTCTTAGAGATATAGATTGGGAGTTGTTTTTAATTTATGAAGAATGCCGTGGCTTTTCAGGATTTACAAATGACACGCGGTATACTTGCGACAGACGTTATGGGCCAGAAAAAGAGTTAAGTATTAAACTTAAACGTATAACAGAGGCTGAAGCTAATTCAATGGAATATATCTCTGCTAGAGAATATCTCAGAAAAAATCACGGTAAAGATTTAGGAAAGCCTTTATATAGAAACGCCGCTAAACATTTTATGAGTATTCAAGCGCGTGGATCTGGAAAGAGTTACTCTACATCTGGTATTGTTGCCCATAACTTTTTATTTGACGGAGCCACAGATTATGATGATTATTTAGACAGAAGAAAATTAAAACAGTTTACTTCTTCTGAAAGTATTATTGGAGCGATTGATACTAAATATACGGAGCCCTTGGTAGCAAAAGTGAAGACAGCATTTGAATTGCTGCCAGGGGCGTTCCAGATGGGAGATCAAGAATATCCCGCACCACTTGCAGTAGGATTTTCAGGATCTTTGCAGCCTAACAAGTATATTACTTCAAATCAATCTAAATCAAAGTTATACCATAGAACCTTTAAAGATAATCCACTAGCCGCCAACGGTACTCGTGCTAACTTAGTAGCACTAGACGAGGTAGGTTTCATGTATAATATTAAAGAATCTTGGGGAGCCATTGAAGCAATTCAAGCATCTAAGGCAAAGAAAAACCTTGTTATATGGGCGCTAGGTACAGGGGGTCTTGTATCTGGTAGAGCAGCTCTATATGCTGAAAGTATTTTTAGAAATCCTAACGATTATAATTGCGTAGAGTTTGAAGATGTATTTGAACATCGTGGTAAGATAGGATACTTCGTACCTTATTCTAAAACCATGAATGAGTTTAAGACAAGTCCCAACTTAGATACAGATTTAAATCTTGCTAATATTTTTATAGAAAATAAAAGACAGATAGCTAAGAAATCTCCTGATCCGACTGTATATCAAACAGAGATCATTAACGGACCGATGGTTCCTTCAGAAGCTTTCTTAGTACTTGAAGGCGCTTTCTTCCCAACTTTGCAATTAAAAGAACAGTTAGCAGAAGTTGAAGGAGGTAAATACAGTAAATATCTTGAAGCTAGTTTTAAGGGACATTTGTCTTTTAATGAAAAACAAGAACTAGAATTTTACACAGAACAAGACAAACTGCCAATTAGAAAATATCCTCTTAGTCGCAATGATGAAAAACGTGGATGTATAGAAATCTGGGTCAAACCACAAAGAAATCCAGAGGGAGTAATTCAACGCGGAACTTACATAGCAGGCATCGACGTCGTAGATAAAGATAAATCCACTACTGATTCTTTGCCATGTATAATAATAATGAACAGGTTTACACGACAAATAGTTGCTGAATACACTGGGCGCACAGGAGAAGCAAAAGATTTTTACGAAGTTTGTAGAAAGTTGCTTTTATACTACAATGCTATAGGCATGTATGAAAAGAACTTGATTGGTTTATACAACCACTTTGACCAAAACAAATGTACTTATCTGCTAGCAGAAACGCCATATCAATTAAGATCTGCAGATACTTATCGTGCAGGTACTAACACAGCTAAAGGTATTAACGCCTCTGGATCAGTAAACGCTGAAGGACGTAATATGATTAAATCTTGGTTACAAGAAAGAATATCAGACAAATCAGAGACAAGAGTATATGAAACGTTGTATTCTCCTGCTTTGATTACAGAGTTAATTATGTGGAATCCTGACGGTAACTTTGATAGAGTATCTGCGCTAGGTATGTTAATGTGGCTAGACTCTACGATGTATAAAGAGAGTACTTTAAGAGTAGAAGAAATTAAAGGTTTTATGGACCATGAATATTGGTCTCAAATGGGCGTTTTAAAAAAGACACCTATAGGCACGATAAATAATAATTTTTATTCATAGCTTTGTATATTAAATAAATTATTAGTATGAGTTCACCAGTTAAGATGCAAGGTTATATTAGCTTCCCTCGTCAGAAGCTACCTGATAGCAAAAAAGATGATAATTGGTTCAAGAAAAATATAGACTTCGCAGAGCATTTGTTGACCTCAGATGTAAACCTACGTTCTAATTTCAAGAATAAAAAAAGTAATTATAATCTAAGAGCTAATATAATTAACTCTAAAGATTTTGAAAAATATATCAATCCAGATAACCTAGATCTGGAATCATTGCCTGCAAGTTTTCAGCACGTTGGTATAGAAAATTCTAAAATTAACTTGCTACTTGGTGAGTATTCTAGAAGAAAAAAAGAATTTAAAGCTTATATTTCTGCCAATGACCGTGACGGAATTTCTAGAAAAGAAGAAACCTTAATGGAGCAAATCCGAGCAGAGCTTACAAATATTATTCAAGCAGATTCTATTTCAGAAGAAGAAATAGTAAAAAGACTAAAAGCTCTTGAGCAATATCAAACTTACGATTTTCAAGATGTAGCCGAAATTACTGCTAATAAAATCTTAAAGAAAGAATACAAAGAAGGAGATTTTGATTTTGTATTCTTACGCACATTTGAAGATTTACTTACAGGAGGCGAAGAGATAATGTATTGCGGTGTACTGGGAGGTAACCCAGTAATGAGAAGAGTAAACCCAATGAACCTTTATACAATGGGAGGAAACTCTATGTATATTGAAGATGCAGATATTATTGTTGAATACGGATATAAATCAGTAGGACAGATTGTAGATGATTATTGGGATGAAATTACTGAAGAAGATATAGATTTCTTAGAGCGCGGTAAAGTAGATGCTTCTATGGGAGGCGGAGGTATTGGTCTTAATAGAGATATTTCTGTTTATGACTATTACGGTGAACAAGGAGCTTTAAGTATTTTCCATCCAAACGAAATGGGTACTAGAACATTTGCAGGAGCTTTTGATACTTACGGAAACGTGCGAGTACTTAAAGTATGTTGGAGATCTAGACGCAAAATTGGTGAACTTACTTATTTCGACGAAGACGGTAACGAACAAAAAGATTGGGTACCTGAAGACTACAAACCAAACAAAGATCTTGGAGAAACTGTAAAATGGATTTGGGTAAACGAATGGATGGAAGGTACTAAAATAGCTGACCATATTTACACAGTACTAAGACCAGTGCCTTATGCTAGTAAGTCTATCGTTAACAAATCAAAAGGAACACCTCCTTATGTAGGATCAGTAAACTCTACTAACGACTACAAAGTACAAAGTTTAATGGATGTCATGAAGCCTTTGGCTTATTCTTACGACATCGCATACTACAAACGTGAACTAGCAATTGCTACATACAAAGGGTCATTCACTGCTTTAAACTCTTCACTGGTGCCATCTGGTTGGGATCCAAAAGAATGGATGCGCTATGTTACTGTTAACAAATTTGCATGGTTAGATCCTACTAACGAAATTCTTAAAGGGCCTTCTCAAGGTAAGTCTGCAGGAGCATTTAACACTTTAACAGCACAACAAATACAAGTAGGAGATCCTAATGAGATTATGATGTATACTAACTTAATGTTAGATATTGAAAATACTCTTGGTAAGCTTGCAGGAGTTACAGGTGCTAGAGAAGGACAAATTGATAATAGAGAAGCAGTAGGCAATGTGGAACGCGAGCTTTCACAAACTTCACATATTACAGAAAAATGGTTTGCAATTGATGCTAACTTCCGCAAACGAGTACTTACTAAATTCTTAGAGTGCTGTAAATATGCCTACAAGAAAAATCCTAAAAAAGGCCAATTCTTGCTAGATGATATGGGTCAGCAAATTGTAAATAATTTTGATGAGTTTGTTCTCACAGAATATGATGTACATGTTTCTAACTCTACTAATGATACTCAGTTGTATCAAGATCTTAGAGCCCTTTCACAGGCGGCAATTCAAAACGGACAAGCAACTATTTCTGATCTAATTTCTATTAGTCAGTCTGAATCTGTACAAGAAGTAGCTCGTCGTCTAGAAGATTCTGCTAAGAAAATTAAAGAAGAGCAAGCTAAAATGCAAGAACAACAGATTGCCGCGCAACGCGAAGCTGCTCAACTTGCAGATAAGCAAGCTCAAGCTAAACTTGCTTTAGACGCTAAACGTCATGATGATGAAATTGCTGTTAAACGAGAGCAGATAGAAGCAGACTTGACAATTGCTGGATTAAGAGAAAGCGGCGCTAGTCTAAGACATTCAGCAGATAAAGAAGAAGGTGCTAGAAGAATAGACTCAGATGCTAATGGTATAGACGATTATTTAGATGTACGTCGTACTGAAATTGATGAGTATTACAAAAAAGAACAAGTTCGCATAGCAGAAAATAAACTAGCAGAAACTCAAAGAGCAAATTTAGCAAAAGAAGATTTAGCTCGATTAGCGTTAAAAAAGAAACCAAGCGAATCAAAATAAAGCCATAAGACTATATGAAATACTATAAATATATTTAAAACGCTTTATAAAAATAATTTTAATATTGTAACTAAATAAAGACAGCATATATGAGTGAAAGTACCAACGACCTATTTGAAGGACTTCAAATAATGTCGCCAGAAGAATTAAACGCTGCAGTAAAAACCAGCGATGATTCAGAAGGAAACCAAGGGGCAGAAGAATTAAAAGGCGAGGTTGAGTTATTTAAACCTGTAGCAACAGAGAGTGGAGACTCTGGTACTACAGAAAAAATAATAAACAAACCTTCAGAAGATTCTAACTCAAACGAGAGTAAGAATGAAGTAGTTTACAAAGCTCTAATGAAAGAGTTAGTTAATGCGGGAGTATTAACTGTAGAAGAAATGGAAAAACTTGATGAACTTCCAGGAACTCTAGACTCAATCAAAGAGTTAGTAAACAAAACAGTTGAAACGAATGTCAATGCCAAACAAGAGAATTGGAAAAAAAGTTTGTCTCCTGAAAAGAAAAGATTCCTAGAAATAGAGGATGCTTTTGATGAGACAGATCAAGCAATCTTGATGGCACAGAGATTAGAGTTCTTTGAAAATGTGTCTAAAGAAGACATCGAAGGTAATGAGCAATTGCAAAAACAGATTTATTATGATCAGTTGATTGCAAAAAACTTTACCCATGAACAAGCAATAGAAGCTATTGAAGATGCAGTTGCAGTTAATAAACTTGAAGACAAAGCTCTTAAAGCAATACCTGAGTTAAAAACTCAAGCTAAAGAAGTTGTTAATGAAGCTAAAGCTAGCAAAGAAGCAAAAACAAAAGCAGAAATCGAAGCACAAACACAGGCTTTTAAACAGTTGCTTGATAATATCGATGCAAGAGAAAATTTTATAGATGGATTAAATCTAAACAAGATATCCAGAGATAAACTTAAAAACAACATTATGAACCCTGTTTATAAAGATCCTAAATCGGGTAAAGAATTTAACTCTCTAATGTACAAACAACAGAGAAATCCAGTTGAATTTGAAATGTTGATTAATTACTACGACACATTAGGACTGTTTAATTTAGACAAAGAAGGTAAGTTTAAACCAGATATTTCTAAATTAAAATCAGTTGCAAAAACTGCAGCAATTACAGAGCTTGACAAAATAATTGCAGCAGAAGATGAAAGAGGTGTAGGCCGAAATACTTCGGTTGAAACTTCACAAAAAACAGAAGGAATTTTAAGCCTTCTAGAAAAAGCAGTAAATAGAAAATAAATATATACCGTTTAACAAAGTAACAAAAACAAAAAATGGCTCAATTACTTCCATTACAAAGGTACGAGGCAAAAGATTACAACGGATTGGTTACAGATAACCACTTCCATTCTTTGTACCAACAAAAACCACAGTTGATTAGCAATGTAATTAAAGAAATCTACAAAACTAATCTTCAAGGTAAACTACGTGAATTCGTAGATCGTTTTCCAGTTAAAGAAGTAGAACAAGAAAATGGTTTCTACAACTGGATGTTGCAAGGTCAACATGATAAAAACCTTCCCCTAGTTGATGCTGAAACTATCGACGGACTTACTATTTCTGCAGGTACTTTCCCTGCAAACGTAGGAGCTAACGGACAGCGTTTTTATCTAATCTTTGACGAACCTTTGTTTGAAGAAACAAACGTACTTCGTGGAGATCTTGATGATTATCATCTTCTTGTTAAAAAAGCAATGGATGCTGGATCTCGTTACAAAGTTGAAGTTGAATTGTTGACTGACAACGCTAACAAGACTATTCCTTCTGAAGAACTTGCTATCGGTTCACGATGGTCTAAATTCTACTCTTTGTCTCCTTCTACTCTTTCTTATCAAGGAGCGAAGCCTTACTTCACTTCTCCTTGGAGAATGGAAAACCGTCCTTCTACTCTACGTATGGAGTATGAAGTAGCAGGTAACACAATTAACAAAGGTAAAAACGAACCACTTGAGTTCGGATTTAACTACAAAGGACAAACAGAATCTATCTGGATTAACTACCAAGATATGGTTGCTCACCACCAGTGTGAAGAAATGTTTGCTCGTATGTTGTTGTATGGTAAGAAGAACTGGACATCTGATCACAAGTACTTGAACAAAGATGACAAGACTAAATATGCTGTTGAGTCAGGTTCAGGTTTCTTTGAGCAAATCGCTCCTTCTAACGTTCACTACTACAATACTTATGACCTTGATTGGCATCTTGAGTTATTGTTGGATATGGGTGTTGGTAAAATCGAGCGTGGAAAACGTGTTATCCACTTGCTAACAGGTGAATTCGGTGCTATCGAAATCTCTAAACAAATCCAAGCTAAACAAGGTTCTGGTAAATTCACAGTTATCTCTGATAAATTCTTGTATCGTGATACTGATCCAGGAAACCTTGGAGGTAAAAACACTAAAGGTGCTATCGAGCCTCAGTGGAACGTATACGAGTGGTACAATGGAGTTGTTATCATGGTTGAGATCCTTGATTTCTTCGATGATGATGTATACTTCCCACAACGTCACCCTGATGGAAAAGGTATCGTAGAATCTCACCGTATCCTTGCTTTGGATTATGGCGATACTGCTGGTATCTACCGAGTTAAACCAAAAGGAGTTCCAGATTACAACTGGGCATATATCCCAGGTATGAGAGATCCATTCTCTCCTGCAGGAAAAGGATCACCTAAAATGGTTGCATCACGAGTTGACGGTTATGAAGTACATTTCCAGAAATGGGGAGGTATGATGATCGAAGACCCAACTAAAGTTGTGGACCTTAGATTAAATATCGAAAGATAATAAAGGTATAAAAATGTATCCCCTTGGAGCTAATCACTCCGAGGGGGCATTTTTAAAAGAGAATTAACAAAGACAGCAAATAAAATGGAGACAGCAGAAAAAGAAAAAGTAGTTTACGGAAGTTTTTTACTTGACAAAATAGTTACAGTAAAACCCGTAGAATCAGCAGGGAAATGGAGTACCCTATTAGTAGCAGGACAAGATCGAGCAAAAGATCCTTTCTTGCTCAACAAAGTAAAACGAAGCTACCAAGTGCCGCTTAATAGCGAAACAAGAGGTGGAGGAGTTAAAGTAATTTTGGATGACCAACGCAGAGTTAAAATTCAAAAGTACATGGAAAGTTATCCAAACGGGATGACAGAAAAAGAGTTCTTTGAAAAAGAGTTAGGAGTAGACTTAAATCCTACATTACCTGCAGATAAAAATTTCTGGAGAAATGATAGGCTAGGTAGAGTAGTTCTTACAAAAGAAGGTACTACCTTAAATTTAAACTATTCTCTTGACATGTTAAAATATAAGATTCTTCTATCTAATAAAACAATGGTAGCGCCTTCTTACGAAGACAGGACTTTAAAAGCCAGCTACGAGTTTATGATAGTAGAAGAAAGCAAAGTAACAGTTAAGAAGTTGGAAGAAGCATCTGTTAAAGCTAGTGCGTATATTAAATTCGCAGAAGTAACAAACAGTAAGAAAAACACCATCGGATTTATCAAATCTCTTGGTAGAACAATTCCAGCAACTGCTACTGAGGACTGGTTGAAAAATGAAGTACTAACAGTTGTTGAAAACAACCCTCAATACTTCTTAGAAATTGTAAACCATCCTCAATATAATGAGCGTATATTTGTTCAAGAGGCTGTTGAAGTCGGAGCAATTATCCGCAAAGGTGAAAAAAGATACACACTTGATAATGGTGCTGAGTTAGGAGAACTTACAGATGTTGTAAACTACCTACTTAACCCAGACAATCAAGAGGTAAAATTAAGAGTAAAAGCAAAAATTGATTTAGCAAAACGTAACTAATGACTGCAAATCAGATGGGTGATGAAGTGGAACGAATACTAGATAGATCTAGTAGTTTTGGTTCCCCAGGATATGAAGATTTTGAAATATCTTCAGTGCTTCAGATGGCCGAGACTTTGTATATCAAAAAGTTCTACGATGAGTTAAATAACCGAAAAGGCAAAGGCTTTCAGGAAATTGAAATAAGAAACCAAGGATTGGGAGCGTTGATTAAAGACGCTCCTTCCTTAACTCCTTCAGCATCGCAGGTTGGTGTTATTACTAATTCAAGTGTTGTAGGCAAGTTCTTTGATTTACCGTCAGACCACATGTATACTATCTACGAAGAATGTAAGATAGATAAAATAGAATGTGGAACTACAAATTCTATCTATGCATACGTTGTGCCTATAGCTCATAACGAAATGCAACGATTTAATTGGAGTAAGTACAAAAAACCTTACTTCAAATCTTATGGAGATGCGAGAGTTTGGAGGTCAGAATTTTCTAGACTTGTAGATGGAGTTAATCCTGCTACGCCAATCACAGCAAAACGCCATGAACTTTTTACAGATGGAACTTTTAACGTTGTTGAATATCATATGCGTTATTTAAAGAATCCTTCTCAAATTGTAGTAGATAGAGCAACACCTGCTAACCAAAGAAACTCAGAACTAGATGAATCAACTCATTTAGTAATAGTACAAATGGCAGGAGATATAATGATGGAGAGAGTAAAAGAACAAAAATTGCAAATAATAGAACCGCTTAAGGAACTAGAATAATAACAAAGTAATAATTTAAAAACAAAAACAACATGTTTAGAAAAGCAAACAAAGTGTTTTCAGTTATCTTGGATGATAACGCACAAACCGCGGCAGGTTTGCCAGCAGCTGGTGCAATCGTAACTGATGTAAACTTAGCAAAAGGAGCAGTAGTTCTTACTGATCTTGGAAACCGTCGTCTTAACGCAGCAGCTTATACAGCTCTTGCAAACGGTGATCAATTCCGTATTGTACAAGGTAAAGGAGCAGGTGTACCTTTGATGAAAACTCCTGTATTAACTAAAGGAAAAGTAAAAGCTACTGTTTCTAAGTTTAAATCTGCTTCGCAGCAAATTACAGCAATCGGATTTAACGGTACAGCAGCAGGAGCACTTCCAGTAGCTAACCTTACTGATTTCTGGATCAAAATCCGTAAGCGTGATAACGATGCAGGTAACCGTTCTCAGCCAATGAGTTTGTTTGCTGGTCCTGTTAAAACTGATGCTACAGCTACTCAAGCAGAGCTTGCTTCAGCTTTAGTTAAAAACGGATACCTTAACTTTAAGGATGAGCCTGCTAATAACTACTTGAAATTTGAAGCTATCTGTGATAACGCAGGTGCAGCAATTACAGGTACTGTTACAACTTTTGGTGTAACTAAAGGTTCTAAAGCAGTAATCCTTAACGGTACTGTTACCAACGTTGCTGTAGGAGATTACATCCGTTTAGGAGGTACTACTCTTAACACTCCTGTATACAAAGTAGTTGCAGTTAACTCGCCTAACTCTATCACTCTTGATAGTGCTTATGTAGGAGACACAGCTTCTATTGCAGTTGCTAACGTTCGTCGTATTACTGCAGCTACTGCAGCTACTGCTAACTTTGGTGTACTTATCACAGGTAATCAAGCACCATTTGATGTAAATCAATTCCGTGATTACTACGCAAATCGTTTTACAGCTACTTTCTCTGATTCTTCTACACTTGTAACACATGTACAAGGAGCTTTCAACGGAAATGGTGTGTGGCAACAAGTTGCTATGGATGAGTATCTTTCTTACGGATACGAAGGAGAAAACAACCAATTGGCTGTTCCTTCTATTCCAAGAGATCAAGAAGTTAAGATTCCTGGAATTACTGTAGGAGCAACTGCACTTACTAGTAAATACTCTGCTCTTAACGTAGCTTGGGAAGAAGATATCCGCGGTCTTGTATCTACAGACGGTGGACAAGGAAACGTAGTATTCTACGCTAACCTTGCAAACACTGCAGGTGTAGGAACTCTTGCTGGTTCTGGTTCTTCTGGTGAAGAATTGGTTCTTGCTCTTGGTCTTACTCCAGCAAGCTTTAACGAGTAATTCTCCAACCCCCAGTAGCCTGCCACATTTGCTGTCTTCAGTGGCGGGCTACTATTTTTTTTATTAACTTTAATAAAAATTTTAGCATGCCTTTAGTTCCCAGCATCTCACTATCATTCTGCAACGCTTGTAATAAAGTTTCTTTAATTGAAACTACAAATCCTTATAATGCACTAAGCAATCCAGAAGGTTGGGGCGGAGCAAATACTGTTACAACCGCAGATATTACGAGTGCATATGTAAATGTTTTGCCTTTTTCAGAAGATTCTGTAGTTTTAGCAGTAGGCGTAGGTACAATTTCAGGTACTACTTTTACTGATACTACACATACTTCAGGAACTTTTGCAGTAGGCCAATATCTTACAGGCCCTGGAATTTTACCAGGTACTCAAATCGTAGCTTTAGGAACAGGTACGGGAAGCAATAACGGTGGTACATATACTGTAAATATTTCCCAAACAATGGGCCCTGTTACAATAACAGGAAGTAATGCTATAGCTAATTTTATCATTAAAGATTCAACTGTTAACTTATATAACTATTTGCAATATAATCCTACTCCTATTGAGGGCACTATTATCTACAATGCTGATTGGCCTGCAGGAGATGGAATCTATTATGTTGATTATATAGTAGAAACTAGCAGTTTAATCTACAGTAATGAAAGACAGTACGAACTGTCTATTTGCAATTTATGTGCTTGCAAAGATGATTTAGTACTAAAACTAATAAATGCTAGTACTAGCAATGAAGCAAAAAAACTCAAAGAATACGTAGATCAAATGGAAGTATTTATCTATGGTATTAAAACAGCTTTTGCTTGTGGAGATCTTGATACTGCAGATGCAATTTTAACATCTGCTACAACTTATTGTCAAACTATATCCAATTGTGGTTGCGGCTGCACTGGGTGTTAATAATTAATATATGTGCTCTAATAATTGCTGTGAGATTACACTTTTAAAAGGAAAAGACGGAAAAGGAATTATAGCTACCATAAACAATGGAGATGGTACTTATACATTTACTTATTCTGACGGAACTACTTTTACTACAGGAAATCTAACAGGTCCAGCAGGACCGACTGGGCCCACAGGTGCAACAGGTCCTCAAGGACCTATAGGTCCGCAAGGGCCAGCAGGACCAACAGGAGTAGTATTAGCATGGGCAGGAAAAAGTAGTATTGTAGATCCACCTGCAGGTTGGTTATTCTGTGATGGTCAAAATTACTTACCTACCACTCATGCTGCTTTGTTCGCAGCTATTGGATTTACTTATGGAAGTGAAATAGTTTCAGGAAATACTTATTTTAAAGTTCCTGATCTTAGAACTAAAATTCCTGTAGGACAAGGTTTAGATGCTGGAGGTTATAACTTAGATACAATAGGAGCAACAGGTGGAGATGTTAGTATAACACTAACGACTGCAAAGATACCCCCTCACTTACACAGTTTACAAAGTAGTTCAGTAACAGGTCCTATTAATGCTACAGTAACAGGTACTGCAAGCGGCGGAAGTCATACTCATGATATTACGGGAGACTTAAATGGTGGAACAGGAGGCTCTCCTACAGGATTTCAGTTAACAAACTTTAATAATCCAAATGGATTCGATAATGTATCATGGATACAAGATGGCGCCCACTCCCATACAGTAACAGGTACAGCTACAGGAACTTTTACAGGATCTGTAACGGGTACTATCAGTGATGGTTCTCCTCAACTACAAGGAGAAGCACATGGAAATATGCAACCTTTTGTAATTATGAGATACATTATTAAACTATAATGAATTGCGATACTATCATATCAGAATTCCTAGGCACAGAAAACGAAGATTGCTGCAATAGCCTTTTAATATGGCAAATGCAATGTGAGTTTTCTAAGTGTGTATTAAAATATATACAAAAACTTCAATATAGTAGTATAATAGACTGTTGTGATGAACTTAATGAATTAAATTTAGAGATGAAAAAGTTAAAACTAATAAACGGTTGTAAATCTTGTGGATGCCCTCCAACACCTCAACCGCCTCTTCCTCCGACGCCTCCATGTCCGCCGTGTCCGCCGTGTCCTTCAGTCGGGTGTACATATGCATTTGAGTATTTGACTGAAATCGGATTAGACGGAGCAGGTCCAATAATACCTCCTGCACCAGCATGTTCGTTAGTGCCTATCGATCCACCTAATAATGCAATAGATATAACAGATGCACTTTTAGCTTTAAACTGGGCAGGAGTAGCTGAAGCAACAGGATACGATGTTTATTTTGGAGCTGTCTCTCCGCCACCTTTAGTTTCCGCTAATCAGCCTGCATCTTTTTATACAATATCGCCGCCAATTAGTCCTTCTACAACTTACTATTGGAAAATTGTTCCAAAAAATGCTGGAGGATCGGCAACAGGATGTCCTACTTGGACTTTTACCACTGCTGACACTCCTGCATAATTAATAATAGATAATCACTTTTAAATTAAAAAAAATGGCAGAAGAAACGCCTACAAACCCTGTTCTTTCTCCTTTAGAGGTTTTAGTAAATGCTCTAGATGATGGTATTCTAACATCCTCTGGTACAGGCTCTATTTGTTGTCCTGTATGTGGACCATATGTTCTTGCATCTGTAGAAACATTTTTAAAATACGCTGAAGCAACTGGAATTTCTAATTCTTGTTGTACTAATGTGCGTGCAAGTGTTGAAACTTATCTAAAATATTCAGAAGCAACTGGAGGATCTGGAGCTTGTTCAAATGGTTTTAGTGCTGAATCAACAGCTTTACTTGATAACTTATCAGGAGAAGATAGAAATATTATCTTAGATAAAGGTATTGTAGAATCAGGCGCTTTAAATCCAGATTTAAGTTCTAGTATTTCTGATCTTACTGCAATGGTTTTAGCATTTGTTGATTCCACATATAATGAAGAACAATTAGTAGAAATACTAGCTGTATTATTAGATAAAGGAATAGTAGTAAGTTGTTTTCCAGGTGAAATTATCATAGCAAGTGTAGAAACTTATTTAAAGTGGGCTGAAGCTGTAGGATAAAGATTATTTCAATAATAAACTTTTAAATTCTTAAATTAGCAATTAAATTTAAAATACCATGAGTCAAAGATTAGTAGCCGTTGTAGGCAGAAATAATACCCAAGCAGAAGTAACTGGCCAAAACGAACTATTAGTTAAAGTTGGCTCTATCGGAGCAATAGGTCTTGCTACGGAAGCAACACTACAGCAAGTTCTTTCTGCTGTAGATAATATGCGCGATTACGAAGTAAGACTTGTAGAAGATAGTACTACTCCGACTAAAGTAACTTGGTTAGAGGTAAGATATTGGGATGCTCAATCAGGAGCTTTAGGTGCTCCACAATATTATTTACCTGGTTCTACAACACCAGGTTCTCCTGTATTACCTATCTCTTACATTAACAATCAAAGTGTTTTAACTCAGATACTTTCTACTCTAACACAAACATCTCGCACTCCTAATTTACTGCGTGCTACTGGAGCAGGTACTATTGTACCTATTGTATATGATTTTTCTGTATCTAATGTTGGATCTGCAAATGGTACTATATTAGGAGGAGTAATCAAACCAGGAGAAACACTTAATTTTGCTGCAGGAGCTTTAAATAATTACTACACAGCAAATAGTATTAGTTACGATGGTACAGGAACTGAATTAGTAATTGTTTATAATTCATAATGAGCACTATAATATCTACATCAGGATTATCTAACTTTTCAATCTTAAAAGGCGAGCCTATGCTTGCTGATGCCTTTGGTAGATTACGTGTTTCAAATCCATTAACACTATTTGATTCTTCACATAGATACAGAGATAATGGTCTATGGGCTACTTCAACAGCAAGTGGAGGAGCAGCTGTATTTAGCTCAAATGAAGGATTAGTAAATTTAAATGTAGACACCACAAGTGGATCAGAAGTATTAAGGGAAACCTTTAAAGTAATGTCATATCAACCAGGAAAATCTTTGTTGGTCATGAATACGTTTGTAATGAATCCTGCTAAAACTAATCTTAGACAAAGAGTAGGATACTTTGGTACAAGCAATGGAATATACATTCAGTTAAATAATAGTACTTTAAGCTTTGTAGAAAGAAGTTTAGTTACAGGTGTAGTTACAGAATCAGTAGTTAATCAAGCTTCTTGGAATGCGGACACCTTAGATGGTAATGGTCCATCAGGAATAACTTTAGATATAACTAAAGCTCAGATATTATTCATGGATATTGAGTGGTTAGGAGAAGGTACTGTAAGATTAGGATTTGTTATAGACGGTAACTTTATTGTATGTCACAGATTTAACCATGCTAACCTTATTACTTCTACTTATATTACTACAGCTTCATTACCATTAAGATATGAGATAACTAATACAGGAGTAACAGCTAGTCCAAGCACATTAAAACAAGTTTGCTCTACTGCAATATCTGAGGGTGGATATGAACTTAGAGGAGCGCAACAAGCTATTGGAACACCTATACTTACTCCTAGAACTTTTCCTGTAGCAGGAACATTTTATCCTATTGTAGGAATAAGACTTAAAGCTACTACATTAGATGCTGTTGTTATTCTTACTGCTGTATCTTTGTTAGGATTAGGTAATGGTAAAAACTATGCATGGAGAGTTTTAAATGGAACTGCAATAACTGGCGGAGCTTGGAATCCTGCTTCAGCTGATTCCTCAGTAGAATATAATCTTACAGGTACCTCAACTACAGGTGGTAGAGTATTAGCACAAGGATATATAAATTCATCCAATCAAGGTTCTCCAAGTATGGATATACTAAAAGAAGCTTTGTTTGCAGCTCAACTAGAAAGAAATACTTTTACAAGTACTCCTTTTGAAATAGTTATTGAAATGGCTATTGATGCTACAGGAGGAACTTTAGGAGCTTATGCTTCAGTAGATTGGGAAGAAATAAGTAGATAAAACATATTAAGATGAGTACAGAAATCAACATAAAGAAGAGAATTGATATTCAAGAAGAAGGAGTATCAATTACACCTGATGTAAATAGTATAAACTTTGTAGGTTCAGGAGTTACTGCAAGTTCAACAGGTAATGATGTTACAGTAAATATATCAGGAGGATCAGGTACTACTACATATTACTTAAATCAAACAGTAAATCAAGCGCCGTATAAAGAGTTTTCTTCTATACCTACAGTTGTTGCTGAACAAACTATTGTAACTTCAGTAGCAGCGGGAGCAACAGTAACTGTTCAATCATTTCAAACACCATCAGGTGTACCAGGTACTACTAATATTCCTGGAGGATTATGGTCTTTTTATCTACACTTTTCAGGTACTACAACAGACACATGGAGTATATTTACTGAAGTATACAAAAGAGATTTAGGAGGTGTAGAAACTTTGTTATTGACAACAGATGCTGTTCCTACATCAACTCTTACAGGAACAGCAGTTATGATTCTTACAGATGGTGTGTTTCCTGCATCAACCCTACTTACAACAGATAGAATTGTAGTTAAAGTTAGAGTAACTAATACAGACTCTACAACTAACTCAATTACTTTTCATACAGAAGGTTCTACAAACTATTCAGTAGGTTTAACTACCCTTAATCAAATAGTACCAACAGGTGCGGTAACATCTGTAACAGGTACAGCACCAGTAGTATCTTCAGGTGGAACAACGCCAGCTATTAGTATTCCACAAGCTAATGGAACTACTGATGGCTACTTAGATTCAGCTGATTGGACTACATTTAATAACAAACCTGATAATCTTAGTCAACTTAATGATGTAGATATTGTTACGACTCCGCTAGGAGATGGTGAAATTCTTACTTATGATGGAGTATCAGGACTTTGGAAAAATGAACCTCCAAACAATACTCCAACAAATCAAGTAGTATTATTTGCTGATTTAGCCACTACAGAAGCATTAAAACCTTGTACGTATAATAATGGGGCTTTAGGTGTAGGTGCTACACTTACTGGTAATGCTAATGGTCAGCTAGCAACTGTATCTTTTACAGATAGAATTGACAATGTTGTAACTGCATTAGGTCAAATTATTCTTGTTAAAAACCAACCTATTACTTCAAATCCTTTAACAAATAGAGGTTTTCAAAACGGTCTATATATTGTAACACAGCTTGGAAGTCCTACACAACCATTTATTATTACTAGAACAACTGATTCTGATACACAGGCTGAACTATATCCACTACAAGTAAATGTTTTTGGGGGTCAAACTCAAGCTAACTTAGCATATCTTCAAAAAACAATTGATCCAATTGTTGGCACAAATAATATTGTATTTACTACAACAGCTTTAGGAATTACAAATACACCCGTCTTACATGTAGACACAGCTACTTCTGCTGCTCTTCCTACTTGTACGTATACATCTGGAACAAACCCAACATTACCTGGTCAGGGTGCATTTTTAGAGGCAGATGTAAATGGAATTCTCCCTGCTATAAATAGCGTAACATTAACTGCTGGCAGAAGATTTCTTGTTAAAGATCAAGTTAATCAAGCACATAATGGAACATATACTGTATCTTCAGTTGGAAGTGCTAGTTCAAAATGGAGATTAATACGCGTTGATGCTTGGGGAGGTAACTTTACAGTTTTAGATAGAGAATGGAAAGTAAATAACCCTGCTAGTGCTAAGTATGGAGCAAGATACTCTACAAACTTACTTAGCTTAGCAAATACAGCTATAGGTACAACTAATATAGTGTTTACTGAATTAGTAGATATAAATACTAATATTTACAACACAGATGGAACCCTTGCAGGTAACAGAACCGTTACTATGGTAGGTAATACATTAAATTTTTCTGGCGGTAATGTTGGTATTGGTACTACAACTCCTACGGATACATTACAAGTTGTTGGTACATCAAGACACACATTGCTGATTGCAGATAAAGGAATGTATTCTTTTAGTGGAATAAATACTGATGCAGGCACATATACAAATCAATGGCAAAAAGTTTGTTCTTTTGGGAATCCAGCTAATCTATTCGACTATGCAACATTTGTAATGAGAGTTGATGTTGGTGGTAGTACAGATCACTCAAATACTTCTGCAGATGTATATATTTCATATAAACAACAATCTTCAAATTGGTATGTATATGCAAATATTATTAATTATGGAAAAACACCATTAGATGTATCTGATTTTGAAATACTATTAGACTCTGCAACTGAAACAGTTACTGTTTATCATAAAATAGTTAAAAATTATTCAAATCCCGTATATACGTATTTAGGTAATTCACCTGCTGGTCTTGTTAATTATGGAACTATTATTGGTGCTTCTTTAGCAGGTCAACCAAATGATCCTTGGAATGAAAAGTATATAACTAATGGATTAACTTCAAATGTCGTTAATGGTAATTTAGGAATTGGAACTACTACACCTACAGAAAAATTAGATGTAGCAGGTAAGACAAAAACCACTACATTCCAATTAACTACAACACCCACGGCAGGATATGTTCTTACATCTGATGCTAGTGGTAATGGTACTTGGCAAGCAGCAAGTGGTGGGGTTAACATATACAACACTGATGGAACTCTGAATGCAGATCGCGTTGTAACTATGAATAACTTCGGATTGACTTTTGACGGTCTTGCTGGTGCTAACGGTACACAATTGAATTTAACAGCACCAAATCCAAACAGAAGCAAAGCGCTTAATTTTAAAGTTGGTTCAGGTCTTCGTTGGAAACAACAAGTGTCAGGTAGTGAAATTGGTGGAGATATTGGTAGCCAATTGGCAATGCAATATTACGACGACGCTGGTGTTTTAAAAGGAACGGCATTTTCAATTTCAAGAACAAACGGCGCATTCAGATTAAACAACGCGTATAATTTACCAACGGCGGCTGGAACACTTGGTCAAGTAATGCGAACGAATGGTTCAGGAATAGTTTCTTTTCAATCGTTGCCAGTTGAAATTCAGGTTGCCGCGTCAGACGAAACAACACCTTTGACTTTAGGAAATGGAAAAATAACGTTTAGGATGCCGCACGGAATGACACTAACCGAAGTTCGCGCCTCTTTAACAACCGCACAAGTAAGCGGTGCAATTTTTAGAATTGACGTGATTCAAAATGGCGTTTCGGTTCTTTCAACAAAATGCACAATTGACAACACTGAAAGAACTTCAACGATGGCTACAACTTTGCCAGTTATATCAGTTAGCGCACTTGCTGACGATTCAGAAATGAGGGTTGACATAATTCAAGTAGGTGACGGAACGGCAAAAGGTTTAAAAGTAACTTTAATAGGAACTAGAGCATAAGTTATGTCAATGATTATTAATCCATATTTCAGCAATTTAGGAGGCTGTGTAAATGTTCAAGGTTTAAACCTTCAAGTTGGTACTGGCACGACTAACATTTTTCAATATCCTGCTTATGGGTTATTTAATTTTTCTTGGACTTCTATGATTTGGGATGCTGCTGAAATGGCAGGAGCAAAACAAATTACAGGAATAGAGATAGAAATAGGTGGGTATACTGTTCCTTACACATACAACAACCAAACAATTAAATTAGCTCATTTAGCACCTGCAACAACTACATTTCCTACATCTACTCCTGCTATTGACTGGAGTGATTTATCTGTTAGTAATATAACAGCAGTAAAAACATTTAATTGGACTATATCAACAAGTGGATGGTTAGTTATTAATTTTGATACGCCTTTTTGTTATAATGGGACAAGCAATTTAATATTAGGATGGGAAAATCGTGATGGAAGTTGGACAAGTGGATTTGGTTCTGCAGAGTCAACCTTAATAACAAATAAAGGGGCTTATGCAAATAATGATCCTGCTTTTCCTACAGGTAATGGATCTAGATATAGTTATAGAATGAATATACGTTTTAAATATTAAATATGGCAGTAGATAGAAATGCTTTATTGCAAGAACTAGAACAATACGGAAGCGTTGTTTTTTGTGACCAAAACAATGAAATAAGTTATCTTGTTGTAATGTCTGATTGGACTTCAGACGCAGCAACATTTGAATCAATTGCAAATATTTACATTGTTCCTGATTTTCCTTATTTATACAATTTTACATTGCAAGACGGAACAATAAAAGCACAATATAATTCAGTAGCATTTAACCCTTAATTATGAAAACACTTAAAGACAATAAAAAAGTTAATGTTGTAGTTGATACCCCAAAGGTAGATGTAGAAGTCAATATTGACGGTGAAAAAAAAGAATTTAAACTTGACAGTGAAAAACTAGATGTTAATGTAGTTAAAACTGAAGAAGGCACTAGTGTAACAGTTGATGCTAAAAATCCTTTGCTAAAAATAGCAGGTAAGTTGTTATCTAAAGTTTTAGTGAAAAAATTAAACAAGTAATTACTTGTAATGAAAAATCTACCAAAAGAAGAGTTACTAAGTAGATTAGAAGCAATTAATAGAAGTAACGCTATTATCTACTTTGACCTTGGTGGTATTATCACAGGTGTTAATGACATTTTTTTGGAGGCAATGGGTTATGGTAAAGGAAACCATAATGATATTATTGGCAAACACCATAGCATTTTTGTATGTGATGATTATGCAAGATCACTTGAATATGAAAAGTTTTGGGATATATTAAGAAGTGGTAAACACTATACTGGTGAGTTTGAGAGAAGAAGAAAAGATGGTACTCTCATTAACTTACAGGCAACTTATAATCCAATTTTGAATGAGGATAGTAAGATTACCAAAGTAATGAAGATTGCTACTGATGTTAGTTTAATTGTCAATAGCAAAAAACAAATAGATGCAATCAACAGAAGTACTGCTCTGATTAGTTTCAACATTGATGGGTTTATAACAGATGTAAATTCCATCTTCTTAGAAACAATGGGCTACAAAGCCAATGAAAAAGCTAAAGTCATTGGTAAACATCACAGTGTTTTTATAAGTTATGAGTACTCTAAATCTGATGAATATGTTAAGTTTTGGGAAAGCTTAAAAAAAGGTAAGTACTTTGATGGAATATTTGAAAGAAGAAAGGTAGATGGTTCTACTGTCTACTTACAAGCCTCTTACAATCCTGTGTTTGACAGTAAAGGTAATATTACAGATGTAGTTAAGATTGCAACTGATGTTACTGCTGCTGTAAATAATGAGAAGAAAATAGAAGATCTTTCAAAGAATTTGCAAATAGAACTTGATAATTCTCAAAAGCTTAAAAATGCAATTGAGATAGAAAAGGATGCAGCACTAAATGACTTAGATGTCATGATGAAGAAAAGTCAAAGTGAGCTGATTAAAATTATTGTTAAAGTTGCATTGGCTGTTATAGTTGGAGTAGGAGTTGTAACTACAGTATTATATTGGATGGCTATTATAACCAATCAAGACACACAAATTATTGGTTCAACTTGGAGTAATATGTTTAGTGTATTATTAACAAATGCCTTCTCAATAGTTGGTACAATCATGGGTATCAAATATGCTACTCAAGAAGGCAGTAAAGAAAAAAAATAAATTATGAAAAAAATTTTTAAAGAATTAGTATCAGATGCTAATGAGATAAATGAACAAACTTTTGTAGGAGTAGTAGCATTCTTTGCTATGGTGTTTATTTTAATAGTTGATGTAGTTACAGGTATTTGGGGTAAAGAACTTGTCATAAAAGAGTTTATCTTTGATGGATTTATGATTATTACTCTTGGAGCATTTGGAATTACAACTGTTGGTAGAATCATGTCAAGCAAAAAAGAGAATAAAGAAGAAGCTTCAGAAGAAGTAATTGACTAACAATAAAAACAAAGTAAAATGCAACTAAGTAAAAATTTAGCATTAGCAGAAGTAATGAGATCAGAAACTGCTAAAAGAAAAGGAATTAGTAATATGCCTACACCAGAGCATATTGAGAACTTTAAATTATTGGCTGAGAATGTATTCCAACCAATTAGAGAACACTTTGGAGTTCCAATTCATATCTCATCTGGCTACAGAAGCAAAGCTCTCAATACTGCTGTCGGGGGAAGTTTGTCCTCACAGCATTGTTCTGGTGAAGCGATTGATATTGATATGGATGGTACATCAGTAACCAATGCTCAAATCTTTAACTATATCAAAGATAATTTGAATTTTGACCAAATGATTTGGGAGTTTGGAACTGATACTAATCCTGACTGGGTTCATGTATCTTATGAGTCTACAGGCAAACAACGTAAACAAATTCTAAAAGCAGTTAAGTCAGCTAAGGGAACTTCTTATTTACCGTATAAGTAAAAAAATGAAAACACTTAAAGACAGATGGAGTTCTAAAACTCCAACATTTTGGAAAAAGATACAAAAGGTGGGTTTGGTAGCAGGAGCAGTAGGAGGCGTGCTTATAGCTGCGCCTATAACCTTGCCCGTTACTCTAGTAACATTAGGAGGATACTTAGTAACCGCAGGAGGAGTAGCGGCAGCGCTGTCTCAATTAACAGTAGAAGATAAAGAAGATTTAGAAAAATAGTATATCTTTACGGTTAAAATTTTTTAGACCATGAAAGTTTTAGAAAGTATAGCAAAAGTAAGTGGATACAACAACGGAAGTCATTTAATTGATAGTACCTTTCATCCTAACAGTTTGCCTATAGCTTTAGGAATCAGTTCTGTAGCAGCTTCTACCGCTTACTACTTTGAAGCTATTATGGGCATTACTATTCCTGTAGGAATTTTAATTATTATTTTATTTGGTCTAGAACTTTTTACAGGCATAAGAGCATCGATTAAAGAAGGTAAAGGATTCTCTTCTGAAAAATTCCAAAAAGGTTGGTTAAAACTTTTTATCTACATGGTGTTTATTATTTGTTCTAACCTTGCAGCAAAATATATTCCCAACAAAGGTTTTCTAGGATTTCAATTTAATATCTACGATTGGCTTCACTATTTATTTTACAACTTTATTATACTACAGCTTTTTATCTCTAATTTAGAGAACTTTGTGAGATTGGGTTGGGGAAATTTTTTACCTCTTATTTCTCAGCTTAGTAGTATTTTAAAAATAAATCAAGACGAGAAAAAAAATGATGACGACAGCGCAGGCAATAGCTAAATACGGCAAGCCTAACGAAACAGGAGCAGGTTATTTAACCACAATTATATGTCCTTATCCATTGCGCATAGCATGGGATACTGATACTACAACAAGTAGAGTAAGATGTCATAAAGATATAGCAGATAATCTTCTTGCTGTATTTAATGATATTTTGTCTCACTATGGCTCTGCACAAATAAAAGCATTAGGAATAGATCTATATGGAGGATGTTTTAACTACCGCAAAATGCGTGGAGGAACTTCCTGGAGCAAGCATGCATGGGGTATTGCAATAGATCTTGATCCTGCTAGAAATACTCTAAAAGAAACAAAACGTACTGCACGTTTTGCTAGACCTGAATACAAATCAATGATTGATATTTTCTACAAACATGGATTTATTTCTTTAGGAGTAGAAAAAGACTATGATTGGATGCACTTTGAAATAAAAGAATAATGGCTAAAGCTAACTCAACATCGATTGGTAGAAAGGCTAAAGTAAAAGTCTCTCGCCCAGGCGTACACGCGAAGACAAAGATATCTAAGTGTAAAACGTCTAAGAACTACAAGAAGACTTATAAAGCCCAAGGTAGATAAAAAATTTATTGTATATTTGTTATTATGCTGTCTCTATACGATTACCACGCTCAGATAGACGAGATGCTCGCTATAAACTCAGTAGAGTCTTCATACTCTTATGAGATGTACACAGATTTTATTAATGAGCAAAGAGCCTTATGGTTACGTAATGAGTATAATAAAAATAGGAGCGTAGATCCTTATGTGATTCAAACTTTAGAATGCATGGAGTTAGAACTAGTGGATCCAATACAATGTTGTGTACCTATTTCTACTGGATGTAAAGTTTTAAGAACAAAAAAGAAAATTCCTAACACTATAGAATTTTTCTTTACTAAAGGCATTACATCAGTAGGTCCTGCTGACATACTACAACCTAGGTTTTTACTAATCGATTATTCTAGAGTGCCTTATGCAGGTAATGGAAGAACTACACACAATGCTGTGTACGGTTTTCTTTATGATGGCTACATGTACGTTTTTAGCAAAAATCCTACTGTGAACTTAATAAAAGCTATCACAGTAAGAGGAATTTTTGAAGACCCTACTGCTCTAGGAGAGTATATTAATTGCGAAACAAAACAAACTTGTTGGAAACCTTCTGATCCGTATCCGATGAATCAATGGACTTGGAGTTACATTAAGCCGTATATTTTACAGCAACTAATGCAAAAAGGTACTCAGGTTTATGATGATTCTATTAACGCAGAAGATCAAAGAGCAGATCAACCATTAATGGGACCTCGTGAAAAAGAATAACACATATCTTCAAAGAGGCAAAGGCAAGAATACAGGAAGTGTCAAAAAAGACGCTTTCTTTGCGTTTTATAAACAAAATGCTAAAGAGTCTATTGTAGATAAAAAAGTCTATAATCATTTTATTAAAGAGCTTCTAGACAAATACAGTAATGCTATTGTAACTGAAGGTTTAGAATTAAAATTAAATAAACTAGGAAAACTAAGAGTAAAGAGTAATCCACTTAAGTTTTTTAATAAGAACGGTGAAAAGTACAAAAGTTTAAAGGTAAACTGGGAAGCTACTTGGGCAAACTGGCATACTAAATATCCTGAATTAACTCGTCAGGAAATTACAGAAATTGAAAACAAACCTTTAATATACCACGAAAACGAACATAGCAGTCAAGAGTTTTATTCTCATCATTGGGATAATATGACAGTGTCGTTACGTTACAAAACATTTTATAACTTTAAAGCTTCGAGACAATATTTAAGACTTATTGCTCAAGTAGTTAAAGACCCTAATCGTAAAGTTTTTTATTATGGATGATATGATCATGTCAACAGGAAGTAAAGAAGTAGAAACTACTGTTACAATTAAACGCAAAGAATTTGAAGATGGATCTTCTGAAGAAACTCGTATTGAACAAGTTGATGGAGGATATATTATTACAAAAGAATGTCGTTGTAAAAATGACAAAGGAGAATGGGAATGGAAAACTGAGAAATCTGTTTCTACCGAAAATCCTATAAAAGATGAGTCTTCTGCAGGAATTGCTGAAAGATTAGAATCAGTGCTTAAAGGACTAATGTAATGTACGCAGGAAAGACCGTTTCATACAAAGCAATCCTTGATAAAGTTATCAGGGATTTCGGCTTTAACTATGATATCCATGATGAAGAAGGGATAGAATGGTTGGCTGAGTTTATGGCCCATACTAACGTAGGAGTAGTAATGGAAGAAAAGATTGCTTACATACACGCGTGCGACGGTCGTGGAGATCTTCCTTTTGATTTATACAAAATTGGCCAAACTGCTCACTTAGTCGGAGTCGCTAATTTAGAAGAAGCTGAATGTGGAAAAGGTAGACTGTATCCAATGCGTTGGAAAACTGATTACTTTCATAAACGGTATCATCATGATACAAGAGACTATACAACAGAATCTCGTGAAACTTATACAGTAGGTACTGGTTACATTTTTCCTTCTTTTAATGAAGGATTCATGGCAATGAGCTACTCTGCTATACCTACCGACGATTGCGGCTATCCTACTATTCCTGCAGAGCAGCAATGGATGGAAGCAGGAGCTCATTATATAGCCCACAAAATTGCTAGAAAGCTTTGGATTAGAAATGAACTTGCTGGAGATAAATATCAAATTATCGAGCGTGATCGTGATTGGTATTTTGCACAAGCAGTTAACCATGCTAAACAATGGAACGGCGTAGACGAAGCAGAATCTGTTAAAAACTCTGTAGTAAGAACTATTCCAGATCTTCAAGCACATGCAAGTTTCTTTGCCAATATGCAACTTCCTGAACAACGTAAGTTTAGACCTAAATCAGGAGTGGCTCTTGTATCTACTATAAATTCTCTTTCTGCGGATGCACAAGGACCTAATCCAGCGACGGTTATACCATCTAATACTCCATAATGGAAAGACATATTAACACATACCAAGGATTAAATAAAGACACTGCTTACGATAGTATAGCAGCTAGTTTTTATATTGATGCCGTTGATATTAGGATAACAACTACAAGCGGAGAGTCTATGGGAGCATGGACTAATATCAAAGGCAATAAACAAATGTTTACTATTCCTACTTCGGGAACTTTCAATAGTAATTCTTGGACTGCTGTTAATCCAGAAATTATAGGATACACTACTATAAGAAACAGAATTATACTTTTTGTAGCAGATGACTCTGGGGCACAAGGTTGGATTTATGATGTGCAATATGATACTGCGACTAGAGATATTTTACCTGGATTTCCTAGTTTAAAATATTACAATCCTCAATTAAGTTTTAAAAAAGAATGGCCTATTGAAGCTTTAGGTCGCTACGAAACAGATTGCGTTCAAAGAGTTTATTGGAGTGATTATAATAATTATTTTAGAACAATTAATCTAGAAGAGCCTGATTTAGAAACTTTCCCTGTAGGACAAGTAGATATTTTTCCAGATATAATTTATAAACAACCATTATTAAAAATTATAACTAGCGGCAGTCTAGCTACTGGTTTATATCAAGTAAGTTATCGATTAAAAACTTTAGATGGTAAAGAAACTTTAATAGCTCCTCCTGGAAATATTATTCACATTGTTTCAGATTCTGAAACATTAGGACAATCTGCTCAGTATAATGGAGATGGTAATACTATTAATTCAGGAAAAGGTATTCAAATAGAACTTGACACAACTGATTATCAAGATTTTTACAAGATCGAATTTATTGTTATTTACCATGAAACTTTAAACTCGACTCCTTTAGTTTTATCAGTAGAAGAACAGACTATTACTCCGTCTTCTCCTATTACATTTACATATACTGGAAATGAAGGAAATACTTTTCCAATTGATCTTTTAGAGTTTACTATTAAAAATCATCCTTTTAAAACTCCTAAAACTATTACACAAAAAGATAGTTCACTAGTAATAGCTAATATAAAAGGATCATCTATTAGTCTTAATGATTTATTATCTGCAGGAGAAACTTTTGATGCTAAAACTAGAAGGTATAGAAATATAGGAGGAATAATAACTCCTCCTAATCCCATTGATCCTAGTCCATTAGACCCAAGTGGAAACAATCTTAATAATGCTTTTAATATTTTATATAACAAAGATGCTCACTGGGATACTAATTGGCATATAAATGAACAATATAGATATCAATCAGATGGAGCTACTTTAGGAGGAGAAGGTCTGAATATTAGTTATAAATTTCATTTAGAACCTTTTACTTTAGACGGTGAAAAAGCAACTGGACAAGGAGGGTTTGCTAATGTAAGTAATACTCCAGATTTTACTTTAACCCATGATTTAAATGATGGCTATGGAACTTACGCTAATACTACGTTTCCTAATAATGCATCACCGTTTATATCAGGATTACTTCGTGGATATAAAAGAGGAGAGACTTATAGATTTGGAATTATTTTCTATACAAATAAAGGGGAAGCAACTTTTGTAGAGTATATAGGCGATATTAAGTTTCCTGATATTTCTGAAGAAGATTCAACAGTAAATATATCAGGAACTAAGTACTGGCCAATAGCACAAGCAGATCCAACTAATAATAGAAATACAATTGGATATTCTATGGGAATTGAGTTTACTATAGATTTTAGTTCTTGTCCTAGTATTTTTAACACAATAGAAAGCTATCAAATAGTAAGAGTTAAAAGAACTGATGCAGACAGACGCCGTGCTATGCAAGGTATCATGAAAAGCTTCTTTTTTAATAATATCCAGAGTCCCGTAGGAAGTTTTGATTTTAGAGCAGTTGGTTATGGAAACAATACTAATGTTCTTCATATTCTGCCAAACTCTAGAGTATTTGGTTCTCCTAGTAGATTCCCTCATAGTTTTGCATTACTAGGAGACAGTGAAAATACTTTTAATACTTTACCTGCTTCTACGGGAGACTATTTAATGAAATCTCAGTTTATAGGATTTTATGCTCCAGAACTTTCATTTAATTTTGAAAACTATAGAAATCTTGCTTCTCAGCAAAGTGGCAATCCTTGTTTATTAATGACAGGTGCATTTGATGGAGTTACACTTTATAGCCCAAGTGCCGCTTCTGGAACACCTCTTGCAGGTACAGGAGTATATCAAAATTTTCCAGCAGACAATGAAGCAGGTACTCCTATTTTTGTTGATCTAACTGGAGAAGATTTAGCAAAAACAGCTGTAGATGTTAGAAAAAAATATTGCAGAAGCGTAGCTATTAATTATAACAGCATAGAAAATATTAAAAAGTTAAAAGAAACTGCTTTTTATTCTATGCCTGATAATACAGATTTTCAAGCAGTAGTAACTCCATTATGGAATACTGGTACTTCTGGAGGCTACCATATGAGAAATTATTGGGCTATAGATAATACCCTAGACGGCAGCGATCATCTTAATGATCCGAATGGAGGTAATATTATCCAAAGTATAGCAGAAGTTACAAAAGGGGGTCGTAGTTTATTAGCACTTACCAATCAATTTTTTAATGATCCATTAACTAATAATACTATAACTTCAGCTCCTACAGATTTTTTTAGAATAGCAAATAATACAAGTATACCTGGAGGAATTCAAGCTTTATATGGTACTAATCCTAACAGCGCTATTAATGAATATTACCCTATATTAGATTTAGTTTTACCTAAACAAGAAGTATACGGTGGATATAGTACTAGTGCCTTAGAAGGAAATACTTTTATAGGAGCTTCTCCTGCTATTGAACTGGCAAATACTAGTCCAAAAGTATTTGGCGGAGATATATTTGTAACAATGTTTACTTGTCAAACAGGAACTATTCCACTAGATCCAGCATTTTTTGAGCGGACTTTTTCAAATTTAGATAAATACTACGGGAGAGCAGGATCAAGAACAGATGTGTTTCCTGTAGAAACTGTAATGAATTTAGAGCTAGCTTACGGAGCAACTTTAAGAACTGGAGTATTTTACACTTATAACAGCATAGTAGATTCAGTAATACTTCGACAAGAAAATGATAATAGTCGTACTACATATGGAAAAAGTTTAAGCATGTATGCTTACAATCCTTTGTATACTAGAGAAAATCAAGAAGTAACTTTTGTAATAGAGCCCGAAAATATTAAAGATTGTAAAGTAAATGACATTAGAGCTTATTTGTCTAATGTTAAAATTAACGATGAAACAATAGACTCTTGGACTAAATTCGGAGTTAATAATTTTTACGACATAGATGACTACGGCCCCATTAATAAAATTCTAAATTACAAAGATACTGTTTACTTCTTCCAAGATCGAGGGTTTGGCGCTTATGCTATTAACAGAGCTGCTATCACTACTACTGCTGACGGAGTGCCTACTCAACTTGGAACAGGTCAAGGTTTTGGAAAGCATCAATATTTTTCTAAAACAAATGGAAGCATACATCAATGGGGAGTTAAAGCTACTGATACAGGAGTTTACTTTTTTGATGCAATTAATCGTAAATTATTTATGTTTGCTTCTTCTGGGACACAGTCTCAGAATGCACCATTGTCTGAATTAAAAGGGATCCACTCTTGGTTACAAAATTTACCAAAAGCTATTTTTTATCGTAAACTAGATTCTGCAGGAGACAATCCAATTTTACAAAGAGGCGTTACAATAGGACGAGATCCAATTAATGACGAAGTTATATTTACATTTTTAGGATTAGGCGAAGCAGTAAATCTTGGTTTAGGAGTAACAT